CATAACTGTTTTGATTTATTGGTTTTTGATTCGGCGAATTGCCTTGATTAATTTTTCGTCAAAGTTTGTCCAGTACATTCGACGGTGATCGTCGTCAATGTGCAAACGATCCGGCGTTGTTCTGTGGTGTTCAATAGGCGGTGTAACCGTCTTGAACTTTGGTGGTGTGTAGATGTTATCCATTTTTTTTCTTTTGGTATTCTTTCATGTCTTCGACTGTGATACGGTCATTGATCCGCTTTACTTCATTTTGTTCTAGTCCGTATTTGTCGGATATACGAATCAACACTGCGTCTTGTCGTTCGTCGCCAAAGATATAGTGTTGCATCAGTTCTTCAATGATCGCATCATAAACGCGAACAGGCAAGTCGGCCGCGTAAAATCGACGCGCAACGTGACGATAGTTGTATTCGAATCCGTCCTTGGTCACGATGTTTTCACCGTGTATGTGGTCAATCTCTTTTGCAAGTCCATCAACATACACAGTTGGATAAGGTGCTTTGTTTCTGATAATCTCCAAAAATCCTTGTTTTCTCATGTTCAAATGTTTTCTGTAAATGTATGTGATACGTCCGGTTTCCATTTTGGGAATGTGACGAACGGTCTGTGTGCTTGATGAACGGTTAATTGAATTCAAAAGGCTTTTTCGTGAACTCAATACTATCGTCATCGAGCGTAATATTTCCGTTTTCTGGCTTCGGCGGTTCCTGGTTGCCTTCAATTTCACCCTTAACCCAAAGGCCAAGCATGCACATAATCAAAATCATCACAAGGAAAAACAGCAAGTCGTTTTTTGTCATTGGTCGCATGGTTAAAAATTTATTTCAACTGCAAAATTGCAAGTGATCTCGGTTGTTCCTTTGCTCCAACAAGTAACCGCCGGAATATTCGCCTGTTCATCACTTGGGATTTTGAAGTCTTCTTTTGCGTCAATGTCATAGTCAAGAAATAAAGACTCCAATAAGTCCAAAGCATCTTGTTTGGTTTGCTTGTGATACCTTGCGACTTCTGGCAGATCTTCATCGTACAGTGTTACTTTGTAAATCATGCTTTTTTTATTAGTCTTTTTGTCAATCGTTCTGATACTTCATTCAAATGGTTGCGCTGTCGCTTTAATTGCTCAAGTTTAACGGCGTTTTGACATGCTTCTAGTATAGTATAATAGATTGAATGTTTATAATTCGGCAAATCGAAGACAATTGCGGCGCGTTGTGCGTATGAATTTACTGTGACTGGACTGTGACCAAATCGGTCGGCTACTTCTTTCGGTGTCCAATCCAATACACGGCGGTAAATGTAACAGTACATCAATGTTCTGTCGTCTTCTTCGGTAATGTATTCAATCATTCCGTCAACTTGTTTGAGTGTTTCAAATGATGTTTTCATATTGCTTTATTTATTCTGTTAATTGTTTCAATGTAAGACTTTTCGAGGCGTTCGATAGCGGCGCGGTGTGTTGCTATGCGTTTATCACAATGCGATGCAATGTCAAAGAATACTGGAACTACCTCAATTTTGTTTCGCTCTTGCTGTTCAATTCTGCGTTCAGCTTCTTCAATCATTTCAATAATTGCCAACGCTTGCTCGTGTAGCTTTTTGTTCAATGTTGCTTTCATGCTTTTGTTTTTCTTCAAATGTATGGCAATATCTCGTATCGCAATACGCAAATTGTGATGAACGGTAAATATCAAGGATGAACGGCAAAAGAAAACCGCCCACGAATTAACGAAGGCGGTAAACATCTAAACTTCTATGAAAAATAGAAAAACCTAAAATTTATTGAACGCGTCAAATATAATGAAATTATAAATGTTTCCAAGTCGATCTGTAACAAATTTTTCTGATTCCACTTAAAGACAACATTGGAAAACCATTATGTATATCTCTAGTATCTGCACCAGAATCATAAAGGCTTCTAATTTTTAACACTTCTTCTTCAGTTACTTTTGATTTGTGATGTTCAGCACCTTTTTTAGGTTTTATTTTATTACCTAAAACATGATAAGAATGGCTACTGTTTTCTGAATACGAAACAATCTCTAAATTACAAACATCATTATTTGCTTTATTACCATCCTTATGATTAACCGCATAACCTTCTGGAATGTCACCAATAAAATATTGAGCAACCAATCTATGAACATAATTCATTTTTGGTTTCTTATCAATATACAAACAGACTTCCTTATATCCGTTCGACTTTGTTTTTTGTGATAGGTTTTTTCCTATTGTTCTTACCGTTCCTTTGTTACCAATGTAATAACGGTCACTTATCTGTGTAAATATTTCCATACACAAATATAACCTTTACGTGCCAACAATCAAAACAGGTGTGTAAGACGGGCGACCTGTCCGTTCCTTTTATGATGCACGAAGCCTTCAATAGCTTTGGGAGCGTGCATAAATCCATTTTTTGCATGCCAACTATCTGTTCCGCTTGGACTTCTCAACGCTTCAACGCAAACGCTCATAACGTCTTTGCTCGTCTTGTGGTGTAAGTGGTGCGTATAGATGTAGCGGTGTTTGCACTCTTGCCACTTGTCCGATTCATGCGCCATCAGTAACGGTAGGTCTTGAACTTTTGCGCCGTCTCCATGTGTGCTACCTATCAAGTTAAGCCCATAAGCGTAGTATTTACGATGTGATATACTAACGTCGAAGGTAACTTGTTTGTCAAGTCGAAAATGCGTTTCGATCAACTGCGCTAAAAAGAAACCGTTTGTATAATCGTGATTTGATGGATTGAATTGAACATGAACGTTTGCAACTTGTTTCAGCGTATTGATAACATCAACGTATAAACGCACACCCGTCAGAAAGTTTTCGTACCACATACCGTCTGTATCTTGTGGCGTTCCGCTTGTGGTTGTTCGGCGCGGCGTGTCCGTGTGCAATATGTCGTTTCCTACAATCAAAAGTATCTTATCAATGTTCCAGCCGCTTGATTCATTCAGTATTCCAATAACGCCGTTCTTTACTCTTTGAACTGCAATTTGTTGATTGTATTCTTCGCCCGTTTCAAACGCGCTGCAAAGTTTACCAATGTGAACATCAGCCGGACTGATAGCAAGTAAGTGCGCGTCCTTTGATTTTGTTCTTTTTACCTCAACGTATTCGGGTGAAAATTTTGAAAAGTCTTTAAGTAACGCAGTGCGAAACGCTTCAATTTCTTTCTGTGTTTCATCTTTATAATCTGGATTTTTAAAAAACAAACTGCTTGTGTCGGTCTTGATCCAACCGTGTTTGACATCTTCAAAGTTTAGGTTTGCCGCTTCGCTTTCTTTTTTGATTCTTCGATACTCACAAATCAAGTCGGCTTCTTCTTGCGTTAGTCGTTTGCGTATCCCACGCCCTTGGTTTGGTTTCATAGTTTTAAAATTCGTTGAACAATAAGAGTAACCGCGCCACCTATCAACAACCACAACCACCACCATGAACGGCGTTTCTTCTCTTTTCGCTTTGTCTTTTCCGCTTGCTTGTTTGCTTTGCGCATGGTCTTCGCTTCCTGGCGTACCTTTGTGCGCTCTGTCTTTTGCTCTTGCCTTACTTCTGTTCTACTCTTGGCAATATACACGGTTTTACATTTTGCTTTTACCGTGTCGCGTATTGTTTGGGTAATACGAATGTAGTTGTCTATGGTGTCTATTTCTGTTAGCGTGTCCGATATTGTTAGGTAGGTCGTGTCACTCGTTAATGTTGCACCTTTATTTAACGCTTTCTGCGTGTGTTTCTCCGCTTGTCTAGTGTGATAGTATGCAGAGCATGAAAAAAGCCCCGTTAAGAGGCTCAAAATAAGTATGTATTTCATAGTTCGTTGTGTGTTCGTTCGCAAGTTTCAACTATTCCAATGGCTATTTTTTCGCGTCCTTCCCTTGAAAGTAGTATTCTGCACTCGTCAGGGTTGGTATGGAACATTGATTCGATTAAAATACTCGGGCAGTGTACGCGATTCATTGCAAAGTTTGCTTCTTTATGTCCTCGGTTTGTCAACTTTGGAAATAGTTTTCCGTGTTCTTCTAACCAAACACGTGCGATTTTATCGCTTTTCGTTTGACCTTTGGACGTGAATACCTCGTAACCCTTTGCGCTTGGTTTGCTGAATCCGTTGGAATGGATAGAAATTTGAAACGCTGTCGGATACTTTCGATAATAATCGTTAGACCGTTTTATGCGCTCGGATAGACTTACATCCGTTGCATCTTTCGGCTCTACTGTAAATAAAACCTTCCAACCTAAATGACGTAAGTATTGCGCCGCTGCGTGTCCTATTTGTCGGTTTCCTTCACCTTCGAAATATTGTGTGCCATCTTCCCAAAGTGGGGAGCGTTTGCCGCTTGTTTGATATACGCCGTCCTTAACTCCACCATGACCGCAATCAATTATTACTGTCTTCATCGTCTTTTAATTTAGTTCCTTTTTCGCGTGAATATACGTAGACCAACGCAGAAACAAAAGCAATCAATTCAGCAAGCACCAAAAGCATATTTGATTTGTCCGTGTACGCAATGACAATAACACCGATTAAAGTAGTCACAAATATAGCAATAGCGCGTTTTGAACTTTCGCGGCTATCGTGCTTTATCAGCTTGTCCAGATAGCTTATGATTTTCTTGGCTGTTTCTCTACCCATTGTTTAACGTTTATCTGTTCTGGTAATACGGCAACGGGACGATTTAACGGGTAGTGCATCCGGTTATCCTCTACTCGGTTATTCATGCAATCCTTATATTCTTCGCGAATCTGATTAATTTGAATTTGTTGCATGGCTACCCAAACAACAAGAACTCCCTTTGATCCGTTTTTGATTAGAAACTCACCAACTTTTGAAAGGTCAATTGTTGTCATTTAACTTCATATTTTGAAAGTCCTTGCATTGCGCGTTCCATAAGATTCGCTTCCCCCTCGTAGTTCAAATTTGAAACGGGTATATCTTCCAAAAGAACACCGTATATTTTCGCGTTTGCCGTTTCAAGTGTTACGCTTAATGTGATAGCACTGTTTGCCGCGTCAACTTGTATGCGCGTTGGATCAATAATTACCGTTGGGTCAATTATTTCTGTATTGAATTGTTCGAATTTGTATTTCATTATGTTAGTGTTGTTCCTGTTACTGTGAATTCTCTTACTGGAATATACAAACGTCCAGAGCTTGTTGTTTTTGGGCTGTCCGATGTTTGAAACTGAAAAGGGTAAAGAACCATAGCACTCGAAGTATTGTTAGGTTTGGTTGTGCTGCTCCACAAGAATCCTGTGTAAGAGATGTTAAACGGGGCATAGTTAGTGGATCGTGTAATAACCGAAGTTAATTGAGCGATATTTTCTAGCTGGTAAATATTAGGCAAATACCATCCCGAAGTATAAGAGCCAACAGAAGTAAGTAGCGCATTATCAACGGCATCATTCCAGTCTTGAGTTGCTGACAATACACGATAGTACCCTAGCACTGTGCCCGCGACAGTGTCGTATGTACTCCAATCAATTACAATGTCATTTGTGTAGGTCTGACCGCCTAACTCATCGGTAAATCTATTTGTATTACCAAATGGATTGTTAACATTCAGTGTTGAAAAGTCTACCGCCCTACCTTTTTCTAAGTCACCATCATCTCCAGTTCTGTAAGATATAGTTTGCCCTGTTTTTACTAGGGTAGCGCCAACTGGAGAAGGTGCTGAATCCGGCAAGGTAATAGCAACCGTCGAGCCTGTTACGTTTACAGCGTCAGGTGTTACTGTTCCGTTGTTGTTCGTGAGTGTTACGTTTACATCTGTTACGCTTGGTATATCGCCCTCGTCGCTTCCATTTACATTTATATCAATGTCAGGCAGTGACAGTGTGCCGCCGCTTGCTACGCTTGCAGTATATGAAGCGTCTGAATTGCTAACGTTTGCCGGATCACACACAACAGGTTCGGGCGTTACGTCATCAACAGGAACTTCACAAATTGAAATCCTTTCGTTCTGAAATCTCACACGCATTGACCATCCGGCCGTATAGTCAAGTAGGTAGTTGTTGTACGGTTGACAAGGGTACGTTCGTTCAATCTCTATATCTTGCTGTCCTTCTTCCAACCATCGTGTCAAATCTTGTGACAGTATTTGTTTGGTATCGCTGACAACATCGTTCGTGTTCTTGCGGTCTTTTCGAAGCCTGTCCAAACAGTAAATTTCCACTTCGGTCACATCAACATTCTCGAGTGTGTCACCCGCAACCGGATTGCAAAATAACACCGGAAATTCAATATCTTCTGTCGCAAGGTTCGGAAGTTGTTCGGCAAACTCCGCATAAAAACGCGGATTGAATTTGTGGTTGTTTGCGAACCGTTCAAGAATTAACAGTATTTCATTGTAGCTTATCATACGTACAAAATATCAGAACCAAAATTGTTGTCGTCTTGTGGTTTTATTACACCGTCATCATTTTCGTCTGCGATGAATTCAGGAAACGAATCCTTGTTCTTCTCCAAATACTTCACAACAAACGATTCGAAAAATTCCGCTTTGTTTTCATAATGCGTTTTGATGAATCCCATTTCAGACAATTCAACGCTTTCGGAATAGTCGCCGGATTGTTTTTGTAGCCCCTTATTCTTCACTTGGTATGTGGTGGACACAACGCAATCAGAAGCGGCGCGCCATGCAACCGCCGGTTGAATCTTTTGAACAAGAATAGTTTCGTTTGCGTTCAACGTTTGCGCGTTGTATGCGGCAAGTAAATAATCAAAGAAGTATGTACCAAGAATCGATTGCATCCAAGTTTGTGCGGCCGTCGAAATAAACGGTTCGATCTCGTGCGCATCGATGTTCTTCGTTAACGATGTATTTCGTTTGATGTATTCCTGTGTGACAAAGTAAGTTGTTGCCATTATTCTTCAATGTTTTCGTTTTCTTCAACAATTTCAGACTTTCCAAAAATGCTGTATTCCTTCACGTTGAAAATCCCTTCAATACCTCCGATGTGCATTAATTCTTGTCCGATTTCTTCAGCCGTTTCACGCTCTGGATACACTACGTTTTTCTCCCAAATAGCGTATGACATCTCAAGTTCTTGTGCGTTTCCAAGACTTCCAGCGACTTTGATACCCATGATTGACGGATTGATTTTGTGAGCAAAACAAATGTTGTCTTGAATGCTTTTTGAAGTCTGAACAAATAATTTGTCATTGTTGTTCGTCGTTACTTGTACAACTTCAGGCGTATTTTCAAAACCGTCACCCGTCAAAACACCAACATGACCGGCATTCTCCGCGCCCTTCTTGCCTTGTATTCCTTCAACGAACTTTTGAATTTCTTCCTTTGTGCTGAATCGTTTCGGTCTTCTAATATAAACCGATGGAAACACGCTATTCTGAATGTTTGATTTGTGCAAATAACTTTGTTCGCCGTCCAAATAACACCAATTTAACGCGCTTGAATAGCCTGGTAGTGGATAATAGTCTTGCGCTGGACTGTCGTCTTGCTTAGTATAAAGAACTTCACCGATGTTGCCAGCCGGATTGTAGGCCATAACAATACGCCGTTCGCGGTTGTTGCTCCAATCCTTACAGTATTCGTAATTGCCATCAAAACGGTAGCGGATTTGTGTCGGATCTACACGTTCAGCGCGTAAGAACTTACCGCTTTGACTGTATTCCAATATCATATGACAACGGCGATGAATGTAGTAATCACGTTCCAAAAGTCTAAACGTTTTTTTACCTCCGATTTTTGTCAAGAACACACGAATGTCAACTTGTGATTTCGCTGTGTCTTCTTTCGGTATAATTTCAACGCCGCCACCCATTACCGCATTAACTGTAAAGTCAATAATTGACGAATGCAAAGGTGATGTATAATACATCTGCGAAAGGACTTGCGGAAAAAGGTTGTCTTGTCCGAAGTAAATCACGCCCGTTTTGCTGACGTTTGATTGTATGTATGGAAGTGACAAATTACCCTTCCCAATCTTTAAGAATGGCGTGTTGTATGACTGTGGTTCAGTCCTTACAACTTGCGTTTTTGCACTACCGAATTCAATCCCTAGAATTTTCATAAATATACGCTGTCTTCAAGGTCTTCTTCAGAATCAACAACAAAAATCCCATATTCAACCACACCAACAACGTCATTGATTGTCGGGTTTTCCGTTTCACTTTCGTATGCGGTGTAGTAATATTCACCTTTGGCAAGTGTCGATGTCACAGAAAAAAGGTTGTATCTTTCTTTTGCATCGCTTATGTCTGTCGGTGTGATGGTTTGTACAACCTCGTCTTGTGTATTGATTACTTGGATGAGATAGTACGGATTTGAAACCGTGGTGTTTTCAAAGAACGTCACGGCGAATTCTGTTGCTGTATCTTTTACGACCTTAATCATTTGATAGTATAGGAATCGAAGTGTGTGTTGTTATTAAACGAAAAAGGCGACAACCGAAGTCACCGCCTTTTACAATTTGAGGTTATTGTTTTATGAAACCGCTTGTGCAGCTTCTACCAATGCCGCCGGAATTTCTTTGGCAAGTCGGTCATCTTCTCCGTAAAATACAACTTCGTAACGGCTTCCGTCTTCACGTTGACGACCAGAACCACCGCCGTTCGTTAATAGTTGAACGTATGGGTAATATGTCCAGTTTCCGTTTAAATCCAACGCAAGTACGTACAAGTAACGCTGTCCGTCACCCATAATTTTCAATGAGCGTGATTTGTCTGCTTCTCTACGTGGCAAGGTTGCGTTAATATTTCGTACTACTTTCGCGCTCCCGTTGTCAAGATCTTGCGTTTCTTCTTCGGTAACGTCTGAATGTCTACGCTTCACGTTGATCGATACCGGCGCAGTCGAAACGGTGAATGTTGTCAGCGTCCAAGTCGCATCGTCTTCAACAACGCTCACGACATCTTCCATATCACCAACAAGAATATCAGAGATCCCGCCGGTGTTACGCGTACAACCAATCACAATTTCTTCAAGTGCTGTGCAATTTTGTGGCATGCTTTTTAATTTTATGGTTAATAATAGGGCGGCACGAAACCGCCCTTTTCAATTGTCAGTTTTTACGAGTTGCAATCCAATCCGTAAGTCACCCATTCGTTTTCTCCCGGCCCGTCTGAATCATTCAAGTAGTTGAAACCAACTTTGAAGTCAGAACGTACACGAATTGATTTTTCACCAGTTGTTTTTGACAAGTCGATCACGTTCAAGTCTTCTGGATCAGAAACCAAATCCGCAAGGAACACGTAGTTGTCTTTTAAAGAAAGTGTCATGACATCGTCAGACATTCCTGTTGCAACTTTCAATTCATATCCAAGGAAGTTCAAAGAAGCTTCTTGCGCTGTGTAAACTTCAGCCGACTGCAAAGCAACCGCCAAACGGTAAGCGTCTGCAACATTCTGTGAAACGAACCATGAAACGTTAGTTTTTGGCTGTGCTTTCACTTTTGCCGGACGTGCGTTGTACACTTTCGTCATTTCAGCGATCACATTCGTTGAATCAATAGTTGTTCCAGAAACACGCTGTGCTACAGGAATGTTCGCTCCACACAATTGCTTTTCAAGACCGTCACACAATCCGATGAAAGTCGCCGGATCGTTTGCGTCAAACGTTACACTTGTGTCACCTTGCCATGTTAACTGCTCTAAGTAGTCAGACACTTCGCGTGACAATTCTGAATACATGTAGTTTGCGAATTCAGCCGGTAACCAGTCACCGTTTGAACCAGCGTTCATCCAATCCGCTAGGAAAGATGTTTCCAATTCGTACATACAAAGGTCTGTACCAATTTGGATTTTGCACACGTCCATTTCCTTCGCTCCAAGGTTTGAATCACCACCTTGGTACGTACAGTCAGCCGGAAACAATAATGTTCCGAAATCCAAAGAACCAATCTTTGTTTTTTCCTTGATGTTTAATACTTGACGGAATTGCGCACTTGATCGGTTTTCAAGTAGTGCTTGTTCGTAGAACTCTTTCGGGTTCACTTGTAGCAACGCCTCGGTAGCTACGTTCATTGACATTCTTAATTCTCTTGTTGCCATTTTAATTGATTTGTTTGTTGTTGTTACTTCGTACCTACCGCACGAAACTTGTTTAATTTTTCACTAATTGATTGAATGCGTCCTTTCGGTTGTTCCGACATTTGAACGCTTGCTTCTTCTTCAGCTTCTTCAGCTTCACCGGAAGTTTTCAACTCTGCAATCATGTCGTATAATTCAGCAAATTTCGCGTCAACTTCTTCTTTCGAATAGTACGCAATTTCTTCACCTTCCTCTTGCATTTCAGTTTCTTCCTTCTTTTTTTCGTCTTCGTGTTCAGCCATTTCGGTTTCTTCCTCTTTGGCCATTTCAGTGTCTTCGGTTTCCTCGTCTTTGTCTTCCTTGTCTTCGTTCATTTCGACATTGTTTGACATTTCAGTTTCTTCCTCTTTTTTGTCTTCTCCCATTTCCGTAGCTTCACCACCTTCAACCGGAACGATTGAAACGATTTTGTTGCAACGGTATTCGTTTTCCGTTCCTTCGTTTTCAACCACTTCTTCAACCGTGTAAATTGAACCGGCGATTTCGTGTGTTCCAACTGGGAGTTCCAAGTATGCTGACGGCTTTCCGTCTGCATTCATCTCGACTTCTTTTTTTTCATTTGCCATTGTTGTATTATTAATTGATTCTAATTTTTTAATTGCCCAATTGATACCAGAAGCGCCACCCCATCCAAGCCATGCAACACGACCAGCATCCTTCCAAGGTGTGCTTTCGTTTTCTTTGCTGACTTCAGCGTTCTTTTCGTGTCGTTTGAATGATGCCATTCTTGCGATTGTGTCACGGCTTATTTTCTCACCTTTTGCAAGTTGGTTCGCTCTAGTCCAGCCTACACGAGTCATTCCCTTAACCTCATCGCCATGCTCATCCCGCCAATCAAGAACCTTTTGAGCGTTGTTGCTTGCGCTTTCTGGATAATCGTTGTAAGTCTCTTCAAATTTCAAACCTGACATCAACAACATTGCTGAATGACCGTGAATTGAAAATCCTGTTTTCCCTTCCTTTACAAATTGTTTGTAAACTTGTTTGTCTGTGAATTGCTGAACTGCAAACCATGAACCCTGTGGCACGTCTAAACCATAAACCGTTTTTGATTTGTCCGTTTCTGGATTCTCAACTAGCCATGTTTCCAGTATGTACGCTGGAACTTCTTTTGATTCGTCGTGTTCGTCATTGAATACAACGCCGCCGGTGCGCTTGGCCATGAAGTCAACAAATACTTGTTCGATGTATTCCGTTGTCACGACTGCGTAATATTCTTCACCGGTTTTTTCATCCTTTCGATATACGTCCATGGGAGTTAATACCGGCGCGGCAATTCGATACTTTAAGTCATCAGCAAAGTACACAGATTTTTTGTGCGCATTGAACGCAACACCTTTCAACATGATCGCGGGATTCTCCGTGTTTGCGATTTGAAAAATTCCAAGTTCTTCACCGTCTTCGGCAAATTCTGGATTTATAGACAATTCGTATCTTGGTATCATTAAACGTTTAGGGGAAAACGTTATTTTTGTTATAAAACAAACATATTATGTTAATTATTAAATGCGGTGAAGAATCATTTGAACTTCGCAACGAACCAAACGAATTGACGTTGAAGGAATTCGACAACATTCATTCAATTGTTGACCGGCCACAAGGCGACCAAGTAACGAAATTTTTTGAAATCCTTGAATCAATGGGTGTTCCAGAATACATTCTTGACAACCTCACACAAAAAGAATTCATTGAAGCGGTAAAGCTGTACAATGATTACGAGATGCCGAACGAACTGAAACAAGAAATTGAAGTGAACGGACGCAAATACGTTCTGTTTACAGGTGAAGAATTCGAATTCAAGGCGCGTGACATTTCGTACATCGAACAAGCCCAATTAAAACAAGATAAACGTTTCCCGTCTTGGGTGATGGCTATACTTTACAAGGACAAAGAACTTGGAAGGAATGAACACTATGACTGGAATCACATCAAACACAAAGCGAATCTTTTCCGTGACAACCTGAAGACTGATATTGTCGTTCCATTAATGGCGCGATTAGTCAGGAGAAAAGTAAAAGACTTAGAAGAAGGCGTTTCACAAAAAGATATTGAAAATGGAGTTCAAGCCTCTAACGTGGAATGATTGCACCGTTGAACAATGGCAAGAAGTTCTTGAAATAATCGCCACGAAAGGAATCCTTCCGACTGATTTTGTGCTTGAAATCGGTGACGTGTTTTTTGATATTCCTGACGACCTCGGTGAACGTGATCTTCGAAAGCTGAAAACTGCAATTTCATTTATCAAGTCACCAGTCAGTGAGAAGTACAAACAAGAAGTGAACGGCAATCAAATCAAAAAATTGAGCCGCTTATCTTTGGCTAATTATATTGATCTTGACGTTCTGCTTGTGAATAACAGTTTGACCGATGCACTGCCCAACGCTGTCAAAATTCTGTATGATTTGAATGATGCGGTATATGATGTTAAAATAACGGACGTATATGGTGCTGTCATGGAATTCAGAACTTACCGGAAGCAAGTCGGTGAAAAATACCCAACGGTTTTTGATTCAGATGAAGACGGCGAATTTCCTGAAGGGTATGAACCAGAACCAGAAGAACTTGAAGAAGCGAACAAAGGCCGTTCAACTGACGAACAATGGTTGACGGTTGTGTTCGGATTGACACAAGGCGACATAACGAAGTATCAACACGTGATGTCTTTGCCGCACATACTTGTTTTCAATTGGGTAGCTTTGGGAGAATCCTTAAAACCTCATCTGCCAAAGAGGACTGGATAGTGTCGTTCATGACGTGTTGACCAAAGATTGTTTTTTCGTTTGGCACAGGCTGGACGGTCACGTAGTTTTTAGGGTGTTCCAATACTGTAATTGGGACGCCCTTTTTTGCGGCTTCTAGTGACACAATCAAATCAGACATTTTTTGATGTTCGTGTTTGTAAAGGTCAACCGGGTTAAATTGATCGGTACGCCATCCCATAACACCCGAACCGCCGACATGGATCCGCTGTGTTCGATTCACCCATTTTGCGCAATGAAACGTTTTGTGTCGGCCACGGTAATACGAAAGCCCTTTGTATCTCAATATTCTACCATGTAGCGTGACGATGCCGCCGTGTGTTTCGATGCCTTGAATCATCTTTTGAACGTAGTCGGCCGGATATATGATGTCATCATCACATGTTAGGTAGTACACCGATCGATCGTATTCCTGAAGGAAGAAGAACTTTGCGTTGTCTGTGTAATCAATGTCACGGTGATGGTTCTTGTAAATTCTTAATTGGTCGCACTGTGGCGCAAGTGAACGAATCGTGTTTGCAAGGAATTCTTCGCGTCCTTCCATTGTGGCAATTGCAATGACTACCTCCATGGACATGGGATTTTGTCGCCGACAACTTTGTTCATCAAGTTCGAATCGTGAATGTGTTGAATGTAAAGCTTTTCATTTGAAGCGAATCGACCAGTAAAGACGGTATTCATTGTTGAGTGTGGCCGGTGGAATACGGTCACAGGGTTTTCCCATTTCTCAACCAATGTAATAAACGGACTATTTGAACGCTTGCGTCCAGATGTGTAGTAATTCAATCCGTCAAACTGAACACCATGCACGTCAATCACTTCTTCTTTTGCTCTGAATGCTTTCTGAATCGTTTCGACAAAGTTAGGACGGTATTCGTCGTCATTATCAATTCTTGAAGTGATCAACCATTCTGGATGGGTAGCCTGTTGAGATATGTATGTCCTCGGGTCGCCTTCGCAAAGTATCACCGGAATCATAAATCCTTCAAGAAAATTTTCAAGTGTGTCAATCCATTCTTCAGGCGTTTCAGGATCAATTGATAGTATCAATGTGAAGTTCTTGTTTCTTTGACGCGATAATGATGACAGCAACCTTCCAAGAAGCGGAACGCGTTCAGTCATCCATTGTTCTTTGTCTTCAATTCCATAAGGATTGACCGAGTACAAACCAAGGTTGTGACGACAAAAAATGTAGTGCTTAAACATTCCCTGTCAAAGCTTTAAGTCGATACAATACATTGAGTGATGTGTGACCGTCAAACTCGTACTTTGCCTTTTCAGCTTCTGGAATATTAAAAAGATCCCAATCTGAAACAGGGTAATGAGTGCTTATCTGCCCCTCTGGTAGAACTGCCACAACAATAAACCACCCACCACCAAAACAATCTTCCCCATCGTGATGTTTTAGCGATTTATGCACATCGTATTTAGGTGTGTCGTACTTTGCCCATTCATTAAATAAAACAGCGTTATACATTTTTCGAAAATCGTAGTACTCATCAAACGTATGATAACCGTCTGAGATCTCCCCTGCGTTAAATCCTTCACTGTTATTATTTCCCCAAATGACAATATCATTTATTACTTGACTTAGTTTTCTCTTATCACTCATATCGTTTTCTTATTTGTTTAATTGCTTTCTTTCGTTCATGTTGGTTCGCTTTTAGTCCAAGGCTTTTTTGTTCGTTGTGCCTTCGGTAAATGTAAAGAAATGAATTGCAATATCCTAGCTTTGCGCCTTTCGACATTATCCGCATATTGAAGTCATATTCTTCACCCGTCCATAGTGATTCGTCAAAAAGACCGAAGCGTTCAAACACGTCAGCGCGATACATCAAAGAACCGCCGTGAATGCAATTGCTGTGAATCATTTGTGAAAGTGTTGGATATTGTTCCAGCGCGATGTATTCCCGAACTTGTCCGTTATCGTGTAGCGTGTACGAATTGCCATGAATAAAGTCAACGCTTTCCATCGCGTTCACGCTGTCTTCAATGCTGTTTGGTGTCAACATATCATCTTCACAAAGATACTTGATAAAATCGCCTGTTGCTTTTTCTATGCCTCTGTTGAGATTGTAAGAAACGCCGTTGTCGGATTGTGAGTGTATGATTTCAATATTGTCGAACGTTTGGCGGTCAATTGATTCTTCAGCTTGATCAAGCCAACCGCGATCGATGTTGTAAGGTATAATTATTGAAACCTTTGTTTTCATTATTTACGGTTGATTCACAATAATAACTTCGGAAACTTCTAATGTTATATTGTCAAATCTAAGTAAAGGATATTGATTTGTCAAATATGCCGCAAAATATAAACGTAATCGATCAGTAGTGTTTCGGAAAGATCGAGAATTCACAAGGTCGTTTGTAAGCTGAAAACGCTCATCCAGATACACGTAGTAAGGTTCTGCAAATATCTTGACTGTGAAGGTGTAGTTTGAACTCATAAAAGTGGAAACGTTCAAATCAATTTCAACGGTTACATCAGCGGATTGCAACAATGCACCTGTGTCAATTAAACCTTTCTTCCGAATGTCGTCTTTCAGCTTTCTTGTATATCGACGGTCAACGTCACGCGGTGTTCTAAATGCCATAATTATTCAAATTGTCTGTCAATCATGTAATCAATCCAACGGTCATATAATTTATCAAAGGCATCCTGTACGCGCTTTGTTTCTAGAGTGTTGTTGGTGATGTTTCGCGGCTTAATGTATATCGTACCCTCATCAACAAAAATATAATAATCTGTTGAATTTACCGATTTGATCGTGAAAACGTCACGGTTAAAGTCGTAACCAACTTTGACCTTAGTATTGTTCTTCATGCGGCCAGTATCAACCGCTTTCGCCTTTATTATTTGACGTTTGATTTCAGCATTCACCACGCGAGTACATGCACCAAGTTGCGATATGAACAGATTGCGCGCACTCACAACAAACCGTTTTCAAATATCTGTGCCTGTTTGTCTTTTGACGTGTCGAGTTGATCCAACGACACAACCGCTTGAATGGTCTGCGTTTGTTCTTCGCCTTCCGGTTGAAAGAATGTATTCAATCCGTTTGCCTGTCCAAACAATTCAAGACTTGGCGTTTGTGCGGTTGCCGCCGGAACGGATCCGCCACCAGCCGAAGCTGATGAAGAAACACCAGACGCACCGCCGCCGCCACCTTCAAAACGTGTCTTTGCGATGTTGGCTATTTGGATAGCGGAAAAACCGCCAGCAATCGCCGCCGCAATACTTTTCAATACTACACCACCAGGTGTTTGTGCATACGCTGACAATACTGCACGATAGCCGTCAATTGTTGCTTGTGCAATTCCTGAAGCCTTTTGTAAATTGAAGGCAATCTTCGCGGCGCGTTCACTCTTTTCAGAGAATAATTCAGCCGCACCCGCTACCAAAGCAAGGCCATCTATTGCCATTTGCGCTTTTGTCATTTCAAGATTTCGTTTGCGTTCGGCTTCAGCCTTGTCAGCTTCTTCACGTTCTTTTCGTGCGGCTTCATCAATCGCGTTCAGGTCATCTTGTAACTGTTTGCGAATTCTCTTTTCGATTTCGGCTGTCAAAAGTCCTTCGGCTTCTAGTTGTGCAATACGATCTTCAAACTGTGCGATTCGTTCGGCTTTTTGTTTCTCATAACCGTCCGACATCAATTCAATTTCAAGTGCGTCTTTTTTAGCGTAGAAGTCTTCAAGTTCTTTGAGTTCTTTGGCGGCTTGGTCGGCTTCTTCCTTCTCGCGTTCTTCGTCAGCCTTAACGCTTTCGTTATACACTTTTTCTTCCGCTTGCAAACGTTGCTGTCCGTATAACTCAATCAATCGAACACGTTCTTCTTGTCGAAGTTCTTCATTGTTTTTCGCGTCTTCAATCAATCGATCAAACTGGAGTTGTACCGCTTTCAATTCTTTGTCATAACCTTCTTGCATCAATGAAAGTTCTGCGTCTTGAATTTGGCGTTCAGCGTCTATTCGACTATCCCGAAAAGCTTTGTATTCATTCCATCTACGTTCACGCTCGTCGCTTTGAATTTGGGCAACGTTGTCGTTAAATTCTTTTTCAATTAGAAGACGTTGTGATGCCGTCAGGTTCGCTTCACGAAGTGCAATGTCACGTTCGATTTGCGCTTGCTTTATCATTCCTTCAATTCGGTCGTCACTAAGTTTTGCCGCCGCCAAAGCTTCTGCATCGGCTTGGTCTTTGTTGAATTGTTCGCGCTCTACTTCGGTTTTCTTGTTAAAAAATCGAATATCGTCGAATGACTTCTGATATTCAAGGCGTTTCGCGTCTACTTGATCACGGAGCTTCACTAGTTCTTCGTGATCCATGTCGCCTTTTAACTTCTCTGCTTTTAGGCGTGCGCGTAATGCTTCAAGCTGTGCGCCAGAAGTTTGGTTAATGCGCTCGAGTTTTTTACGCTCTAGATCTTCGGTGTCTTCTCCGACAAGTTCAGCCATTCGAATCTCTTGATCCAATGCCTGTATAATTCGCTTGCTTGCTTTTTCGTGTGCTTTCGCTCTTTTTTCTGCCGCCTTTGCAGACTTCTCGGCCGCGTCTTGTTCAGCGAAGTTTGTAAGTCCAATCCAGTCAAGAAAGTTCTTTATCTGTTGGACTACCCAATCAATGGCCGCGCCTACCGCTTCAAAAATTACCTTTATAATTCCGAGCGAATCTAGTAGTTCATAAATGGCCACTGCAATGGCTACGATAATAGTCACAAGCAAGAACAACGGGTTTGCCAAAATCGCCTTTCCTAGATTAATCAGTGTCGAACCGAACTGTTTTACCGACTTGACTGCACTACCAAAAGAAATATTTCCGGCGTTCTGTGCTAATGTTCCAGCTTGCTTTGACGCCGTTTCAAAATCCAATCGCGCCAATGATGCACCGACTTCTCCGATACCGTCACCAAACACACTGAATCCTCGATTGTCTGCAAGTATGTCAACTTGCTTATCAACCTCAATTATGGTTTGACGCATTTCAACCGCTTCTTTTTGTAACGCTCGAAATTCTTCCGTGTTGGCTTGTCCGGCAAACGCCAATTCATACATTCTATCTTCCAACTCACCAAGACGTGAAGATAGTGGCGCAGTGTCTTTGTATAGGTCGTCGAACTTTTTACCAAGATTAAAGTCGTCGGCTACATCGTTGATTTCTTCAAGTTGCTTTTCGGTTTTCTTTAATTCCTTATTTAACCGGGTGATTTGACTTGGATCGGTTGCATCTTCCAAATCCTTGCGCATTTTCGAAATCTCCAAATTCAGAGAACGAACCGACCGCAAGTCTGGTTTTATTTCTACATCAATTACTTTCTTTGCCATTTTTTACCTTTCTTCAATTACAAAATCAGAATCTAGTTCTAGCGTGATATTCGTGTTGTCTGTATTGTTCCTTACTTGGAAGAAAACGTAGTCGTTTTGGTCTAACTCAATATTGAAACTGATATTGTAGAAAGCAACGTCACGCCCTCCGACTATGTTATTGATTTGCCTTCTTATTTCTGTTCCGTCTACAAATGCACTTGCGCTGTTATCCCATTTTCGAACACGCACACCTATGTCGTCATTGCCTCCACCCTCTATGATGAAATTCACTATACATTTATACTCCCTTGGCGAAGTTCCTAAGTGTCTTAACTCACCGTTACTGGGGCTGTCAAAATGCTCTAAGTTTGAAGCCGTCCAAGTGCCAGCAATTGTTGACCAAACTCCAACACTAAGTGAAGTTGCTGTTTCTGTTGAAAGTGTTAGTTTGCCACCTTCAAAAGTGTTAGGCATTCCAATATTATTACTCCATGAACTCTCCAGGTCTGCCTGTGTTATGTTTGGTGTTATATTTGTGTCAGTAGCATCAAAACTGCCGTTTCTCGATACAAGTGCGCCCTGTACTTGAACTGTTGAAGGGTTAACAAAATTGCTAGGTGCAAAATCAAAAAATGAGGCAGAGGCAGGTAGGTCAATGTTTTGATTAGTCCTAAATCTACTACGCATTGAAAATCCTGTGCCAGCTTTGTATAGTGTATAACCCCCATTTGTTAAACTTCGAACAATTGAAACGTCGATAAAATACCCACCAATCCAAGTTCCAGAAAGTGTCATTTCAGGGGTTCCTCCGAATCTACCTGTATTTGTTTCTAGTCCTTGTCTGTATCCGTTTAATTCTCCAATAGCTGTACAATCATTGAAATTCACACGTACTAACTCAACTGCATTAAATCCCGTTGCATCTGTTAAATCAAAAACCTGTGAAGCTGTCCCCGAAGTTGTTAGTGTAATATCTTGAAAGAATACGTTTCCGGCCGTTGCACCGTCAAACATAACGTAACTATTATCCGAACAAGTGAGAATGGACAAATCAAGATTGTAACCCTTTATGAAAATGCCCGTACTTGGAACAGTAACCGTAACGCCGGACATATCAATACTACCGTCAATGAAATACTGTTTTGTACTGTCTATTGTGCCGCCTAAAGTTGTCGATACATTTGCTTGATTAACAACTATTCTATTCTGAAAATCTTTGATGAATGTCATATTGTTATAAAATATTCCATTTTCCGCCTTTGGCGTGAAGTGTTAATGAATCGTTGTTTGTTAAATTCACACTTGTTTGTGTGTCTATGTTTCCGGCTGCAACCGTTATTGTTTGACCTCCTTGGTTTACATCTTTGATGTAGATGCGTCTATTCGTATAGGCGTCTGCATCAGGTAGTGTTATCGTTAATGTGGCAGCAACCAAGTAAAACACATCTGCCGTGGTTGGATCAATCGTGTAATCTGAATCGATGTTCACCGACGATTTCAAGTTGTTCACGATTTCGTCACTTGCTTCACCGACCTTTTCGCCATTTAGGTAGTACCCATCTTCTTGTATAACGCCATCACTACCGATCACAATCGCTTTGACGTTCTGGTTGATCACGTTACCCTTTCCTTTTATGGTTACTTGACCATCTGAAAAGTTTACATTGTTATGTACGTACAATTCGGATAACAATCCCTTTATTGGGTTATCTGTGCCGTTTGGCAAACTTGGTATAAATTTTTTCCTTTGAAATACTGGTAATTCGTCGTCGATACTCAACAATTCGACTTTTGTTAGACTGTTGCCGTTCGCATCAAAGTCAATTATTCGGTTGATATTCCAAAACGCATTTCGACAATATATTTTGTCATTCAGTTTCAAGTCTGCAATATCAGCAACAGACAAGTCAAACATTGCCGTCAACATCTTTCCCTTGTTCAGTTGGTACATGGTACGCCTCCAGTACAGATTAAACAGATTGTTGTTCGTTAGTGTGATTCCTTGGTAATAGTAATAGTCACACACCGCAAAATTGATGTCAATAGTCGGATTGTATGGATCATCAAAATGACTTACAACAGGATAATCAGTTAAACCCGTTTCACCCGTTGTTGCAAAATCAAATATGTCATATGTGTTACATATTGCAGTTCCGTTGTGAATCAATATGCGAATGTTGTTGTTTGGCGCTGTACCAACGAACGAAGGTACAACGGCATTGATGCTTATTTCAGTCATTGGTGTTGGACTAAAAACAAGTTCTAGTTTATCAACCTTCTGTTGAAATTCTGTATCGTATATGAATTCAGCCTGTCCATAGACTTCGTTTGTTGCGTCCTTGTATTGAACATTGTAAACGTCTTTGTCTTCCTTGTACGTGAATATTTTACGCTTGCTTGCAATTTCAGGAAGGAAACGAACTAATTGATTTTTGTCTTTGGCTAGTTTTTCGCTCCAATCTTTTTGTGTTCCTTCATCAAGGTAAGCGTCACGCGGTTGATATATTATTTTATTTGGATTGTCTTCGTCAGGGTACGCCCAAAGTTGCGCCATGTTACACACCGCTTTCACAAATTCTTTCTGTTTAATCTTAGGCGGTACAAAGTTATTCATGTCTTGTTCGAATCCGAAGCCGATTGAATTCGCTGTAAGTTCTGCGCGTACTGTCACATCATTAATATCAATCCGTGTGTTAACTGTCACATTGTTTGCCGTTGAACTTACTGCATCCTTCCAAACCATGAATGGAGGTGTGTTGTTTCCTGTGGTTACTTCTGAATCAATTTCGAATGTAAGTGTGTCCGTTGGTAATACGTTTCCAACTGGGATATTGATTGTTGAAGTGTCTGAATATATCGTGTTATCACCGTTTGATATTGGCGTGTCCGATTCAAAGAATTCAACGCCTCCGCTATTTGGAAAAACAAAGTTTCCTGAATTGTACAACGCTCCATTCTTGTACACTCGAAAAAATCCCTTGTATCTTACTGACCTATCAAATCCACTGTTTGTTATGTCAACAAGATATGCGTCCGCTCCGCTTGTGTTGTCTAGAATGAAATCACAATCAATTGCTACGTTGATATTGATTGCTTGACCGCCTGACAAATACACAGGAACATCATACACTCCCGTTGTTGGATTGAATAAATTTTCGTTGTCTGTGACTTCAGTCCATGACGTAAGTGTTCCACCATCACTTGAAAAACTTGACTTGACCGCTTCAACTAAAAAGTCAGTGTTATCAATTGCGGGTGTGTCGCTTGCAAAAGGTATCACCAACTTGTCAAAGGTCGGAAAGTCGCGCACTTCAAAACTGAATCCATTTGTAGCGTGAATTTGCTTGAAATACTCATTGACATAAATTGCCGGACGGAAGTCAGTTAAAAGAAATGTGTTATCGTCATTGATCGCCATCGGATAAACGTAGCCGTCTGCAACTGTATGCGTAAAGCTAGCTACAACATTCGCGGCGTTGTATGTGTGATTCAAATACGTGAAATCCAAATCGGTCAGTTCTTGCGCTCCCATCTTTGTGAACAAGTCGCGTTGTGCTGACTTAACAAGAATCGAATAACTTCCTTGTGCTTGATCCTGTGCCGTGTGTTGTTCTTCGTTTATTTCGATAAGCTGAAGATAGGCGTTGTCAACAATTACAATTCCGTTTTGTAGTATCTCACATTCAACACGGCGGTTGAAATCAAAATCAAACGTTGTGCCGTTTACATCAAAAAGTTGTCCAAATATTCTGTGGTTATCGTCATCCCATACCGCATTCAATTGTTTCGAGAATGTACCGCCTCGACTACCAACATCACGAATGTCAGCAATACCAAAATTCAAAGAACATCTTGAACCTTCGACAAGTGAAATGTTTCCAGCTGAAGTCTTGATGTATGCGTTTGTGTTGTTAGCCATTTATCACGTCTTGGTTTGATAGCATTACTTTAATATCGTATCGTTGCAATCGCTTCTGTCTAAGTCTTGGAATGTTGTAGCCTGTGTCTTGAACTGTGACCGCTTGCCAAACGCCGTCTATTTCAATGTAAACGTCTGGACTTGTTAATAGTTCTTTGAACAAATCAAGTTCCGCTTGTGTCTTGATGTAGTTCGTTCGTAATGTCAAAACTTCTTTTTGTGTTATATCGACTGACTTCATTCCGCGTTCATGCGTATCGTATTGCCATCTTGAAGTTGCACCGTTAACACTTCCGGCAACCTCTTTGTTGTATGTCGTTCGGTTTATTGTTCCGCTTTCGTCATCATGCAACGTGAACGAATAAGAAAGCATTGAACCAAGGCGGTCACGAAATGCAAGTTGATATTCATTGATTCGACAACGGCGGTCAATATTGATGCGGTGTGTTTCGCTTTGCGCAGTTCCAAAAGAATTCACGATTGTGAAATCATACCATTCAACGTCATCTTCCACTAGGTCACCCGAACCAGATATGAGCGACAAACTTGCCTGAAGATTTGAACCACAAACTAAAGTTTGATTTATGTATGCTGTTGCGTCTAGTGATTTACGGAACACGTCACCCGTTGAGTTGACGAACTCCATCAGAAGCGTAGAAAGTTGATTTGTCAGACTGTTAACATAAATTGTTTGATCTTCATACGCTGTGAATTCCGAAGGTAGGCTTGTTAATAGTTTTGCGCTCGATGTGTTTGTGATGTAGTCGGCTTCATCGTATGTCTTCCAATCGACAAAGCTGAACGCGCCGTTGAAAACTAACGCACCGGAAACAGTCACAATGTCACGTGTCACCGTCTTGCGGTTGTCCGAATAACGAACTTCGCCGTCAATATTTGCGTCTGTGACATCTGACCACGGTGAATTGACTGTGAAATCCGTTGTGCCGTTTACCGATGTAACTACGAAAAGACCTTCAAGATTTGGATTTGCTGTACCTCCGTCATTTTGCTCAATCACAACCGCGTCACCAACATCAAATGAATGTGTTGCCGTAATGCGAACGAAAGAACCGTTTTGTGTTAATGCGGCTGTGTATGATACTGGTAGAATGTATTCTTCACCTATCTTTACGTCATAGCGATAATAGCAATTTGTAGCGTCAAACGTGCTGTTGTTGGTCGGATCAAAGTCACCTGAAACAAATCCTTGCAACAGTTTTGCAAGTTGCTGATTGCCGTACCCTGTTGAGAATTCTGGTGATACTTTTCTTTCTGCAATCTTGTTAGACGTTCCAGCTTCGTAAATATCGAAGATGTACTTGAACCCTTCTTCGTTCTTGTTTGTGCTGTCGTAGATGTACCGAAGCGGATTGAACGCCGGTGATATTGTGAATGGTTTTGCAATTTCTGATGTCGCCATACTTGTATAGGTTTACAATGTTTTGACGTTAATCAAGACTGAATGAAAGTGTTTCGTCTATCCCTTCAATGCTGTATTTGTGAATCCACATGTCACCGTATCGAATTGCGTCCATCGCATCGTCATTCCTTTTGTGAATCTCTTTGTCTCGAATTTCGCCGTTAATCTTCTTGTGTTTGTACGCTTTGTTTTCGCGTTGGATATTCTTTGCGTTTTTATCGACATAGTTGATACATGAACGCACGATTGTTATTCCGGCCTGAACGTCTTTGTTTGCATTCAAAACGTAGTACCCTTCAGCGCGAAGGTCGGCGATCAAATCTGGACGCGCATGGTCAGCTATTATTTCAACGTCCTTTTCAATTCCTAGTTCTTCAAACTTTGGAAGCATGTCGTTTGGCTTCAGATAACTTTCGTATATCACTTCTTCGTAATACCGTTCATTTTCGTGATACCAAATACGAACCAAGGCGAGCGGGTGAACATATCCAAAGTCAAGACCGTAACAATATTGCTTGAATCGTTCGGGTTTCTCTGGTAACACTTCCCACATTTGGTAAACATTTTCACGGCTTGTTGCGTGAATACCTAGCGCATAAATGTCGTATAATACAGGATCAGTTCGCTTCAGGTCTTCAATCTGATTTGCAATAGACTTTTCAAGAAACGGATTGTCTTTGTACGTACTATGAATCACTTTGATTTCTTCCTGTGGCAAGTCATCAATCCATCCAACTACTTCTGACGGGTTATAATCAAACACAACCTTTTCAGTGGTACGCATATTCAGTTGAACAAAGTCTTCTGTCCATAGGTCATTGCATTCGTTCACCCAACACTTGCGGCGTTTGCGCCCTCGAAGCTTTTGTTCGTTGTCTACGCTGAAGAATTCGACACGTGCGCCGTTCGAAAACAAAATAACGTGTTCCGTTTTATTGTGACTTACCTGGTTGTACATGTTCATGTCAGACAATACAGTGATAAAGTCACGCATGACGGTTGCCCGAAGTGCTGGGAACGTTTTACGTACAATTGACCAATCAGCAACAGGATCAGCCAGACAGTCAAGTATAACGCATTGACACAAACTCCAAGTCTTTGAAGAACGTGAACCGCCGCGATTCTCAATAAAACGAAAAGGCGACTGTAACGCCGCCCAATTCTTTTCAAATACTATCGTGCCTTTGATTTCCATTTCACACTCTTTGCATACTTCACCCCGTAGGATTACACATTTTTGTTAACCCTCCTTGTCTTCAGGTCGCACAATTGTCACATTAATTGCGTCGATCTTTTCACCGTCACTTGTTACATCGATCTTGTCACCCCATTTGCGCGCTCTTAATTTGCCTAAAATGAATTTCAGTGTGTCTACCTTCAGCCGATCACGTTGAATGTGGTTTGAACCAATGTTAATTGTTCCGGCGGTTTCTCCATCCTTGCTACCATCAAATGACGCTTCACGAAGTAGTTCTTCAAGATAGTCCAGTTGTTTGTCACGTGCGCGCGCGTATCTGTTCATGTGTTCGGTGTCCTTTTCCAAGTAGGTATGGAACGGTCTACGTGAATTTAGACCATGTTTTTTACAAAGGTGAAGTAACCCGTGGTGTGTTTCTTCTAGTTCCACGCAAATAGCCTCAAACTTTTCTTTGGTCATTTTATTCTTGGTCGCCATTCTTTATTATTATTTTGAATTTGGTTGCTATTTTGTCGGATAACATGTGTTCGTTTGTGTCGGCCAACCATTCGTTGTACTTCTCTACTTGGTCGCCTTCAATGTCTATCTTTAGTCGCTCTGTGTGTCCATCTTCTTTCATCTTGACAACCGCCTTCCATCCAGCGACAAAAACACCAGATGAAATGACGATTGCAATTGATAGCCATATCATTATTCTTCTCCGGCTAGTTGTTTAAGAAAGTCTTTTTTTGAGCGCGCCTCTATATCTGGGAACTTTTCGCGTAATTCCTTCAATGTTAGTTCTTCAAGTGCTTTTGGTTTATCCTCGAAGAATTCGCCATCATTCTCAACCGCTTCAATCAGTGGTTCTTTGGTCTTTTTCTTCTTCTTTGTTTCTACTGGTTCAAACATGAATTTGAATGCTTCTACATCAGCGAACAACATTACATCTTCGCGGCTTGTGTCAATTTTTACTTTTCGATTGAACTGTGTCGTCACAATGATTTTACAGTTCACGTACTCTTCTTTCAATTGTACTTTCATCACTTATTTATTTTGTTTAATATATTTGTTTTTTTGCGATTTCTTGCAAGTCTTGTTTCATTTCTTGAATCAAGTTCATTGCGGAAACGCGGCTAATACCAAAGTAATTCTCCATTTTGCGACATGTGTTGATTCCTTCATAGTAGTAAACTTCAAACACGCGGCGTTTCACCCTGTCTTTAATCTTTGCGTATGATTCAACCGCTTTCACTTCGGCTTCGTATGGATCAACGTCAGCTTCTTCAATTCTTAATATGTTGTCGATCGTTTCAAAAGCTGTCACAGATAGTTTTCTATTTGTTGTGCTGTTGGTCTTTGCGATTTCTTGACATATTCGCGCCGTCATCCATCGTTTAAGCATTTCTGCTGTTTCAATCTTTCCTTTGACCTTGACCGCGTATTCGTATGCAATTGATACCACTTCATTCGGGGAATATGTCCGGTTGTATTTGGCGCACATTCTTTGCGCGGTCAGCAACAACGCGTCATAAATCACCGGAACTTCAGTATCAATTTGCTTTTTGGTCATACCAAGTGAAAATGATGTTGTGATATATTTTGCGGTTGACCTTGCTACACATGCAAGATTTGATTTGTTTGCTTGGTTCAACGTGTTCATTGTAAAGACGCGCAAGTTCCTTCATTCGTTGTTTGGTCGTCCATCCGTTTACACGGTATTGTTCGAAATCCTCCTTGTTAATTGTCTTTGTCATACCAAGAAGCAATAAAAGAAAATAACAGTGCCGGAACAACGTCTTGTGTGATCAGTAGAATTGACCAAAGCGTCAAACACTTAAAGCAAAAAAGCGGCTCGAATAAACCTCGAAACCGCAACGGTAATTTCATCAATCCGATGTGTAATGTTCTTGTCAATGGCTCAAAGTTAGTGACAAACCAAGCGCATAAGAAAATGAATACGTGTGTTTTGTGTATTAATTCCATGCGATAAATATACAAATTATTTCAAATTCTTCACTTTCTGTTTGTAATGTTCAATCAGTTCTTTTAGTTCTGGTATTGTGTACCTTCTTGGTTCGTTCCTTCTTTGGCTTAGTTCGTCAAATCTCTTTTGTCCTATTCTGTCAATTAGCCTTGGAAGGTATTCGGATAAATTGCCGCTTTTGTTTTTGTTGCAATTATACCAACATTGACCGTGAACGTTGTCTTCGTCAAATCTCACGTTCTTGTGTGATCCAGCCGGAAAATAATGACCAGCCGACATTGTATATTCTCCACCTTTCGCATCGCATGAAATACACGGTTTCCATTTGTCACGCAATCTTATAAATTCATTGAACACTTTTTCCAAGTCTTTTTCATAGTCTTGTTTTCGTTTGTTATCCTTTTTGAATTGTCGCTTTTTCTTTTGCGCGTCTTTGATTCGTTTGGCTTTAACCGCATCCCAAAACGCCGTTGTGCATTCGTCAGTATCTAAGCAAAAGGAAAGCGCACCCATCTGATTAGGGTAACGCTTTTTAAATTTGGTATTGCAGTGGTTACAGCGTGGCATTACTTGTAATAGCCTGTGAATATATTAAAAGCCTTTTCAACTTGCTTTCCTATCCTTTTGCGTTGCTTGGCCTCGCATGGTGTATAGTGTTTGCGGTTTCTTGCTTTGTTCATGCTTTTAATTTAATATTATTTCTTTTTACGTATTCAGATTTTACTTGCTCATATTTCATCATTGCTTCATGTTCAGTTTTAAACCTTCCAATAAACTTATTTTTGAAGTAAACAATATATTTGTTTCTTCTCTTATCAAAGCAAACTCCTTTATATTTTGAAGATACATTTTCTCTAGCCCTACCCTTCAATATGTTATCCGCATGAGTTAATAT